ATTAACTATTGAGTATGATGGCAAAGAATATAATGGTTGGCAGAAACAGCCGAAATTAGAGGATTTGAAAATATTCTGAATTGATTTCAAAATACTCCAAACCCTACATATTATTGCTTTTTGATTTTTTAACATATTTTCAAATAAATATAAAATATTTTAAAAATAATTGGCGTGGCTGAAACGGTGGCTGAAAAAATGTATATTTAAAAGTCCATTGTTAAGCCATTTTCTTTTAAATAATTGTATGATAAATCAATATGAGTTTGTTTGAACTTATCAAAAACATCACAATATACATTTAATGTAGTAGATACATTTGCATGTCCCATTATTTTTGCCAATACAGATGCAGGCATTCCTGCTTCAATACACCTGGTTGCAAAAGTGTGTCGGAGCATATGCTGATGTAGTTTAAAACCATCTCCAATATTATATTGTTCACAAATATATTTGAACATCATATTAGTTGTATCTGTACTTATACATTCTTTTTTTGAATTACAAAATAGCAAATGTAAATCATTTTCTTTATAATATGAAGATGATAAATATTCTTTTAATATATTTTCTACATGATTATCCATTATAATGTCTCGAGTGCCATTAATTGTTTTGGTATATGTTCCTATCATTGCTCGTTCATCTAATCCACGAGTAATTGTTCTTCTAATATGAATTATTTTGTTTTTGAAATCAATATCATCTAAATCTAGTGCATTAATTTCGCCCATTCTCATACCTGTAAACAAAGCAATTAAGAATTGATATTTGTATCTATATTTAGTATCTTCTTTTAGTGCTTTTACGAATTGCTGCTGTTCTTCAATAGTAAATGCTTTGATTTGTTTATCTTTAATATTGGAATATGGAATTGAAAATTCTATTTGGTCATCTAAAAAGTTATATCTTAAAATATTTTTTCTAACTGCAATTTTAAAAGTTTGATTAACAATTCCATATATTTTAGCAATAACTGAATTTGAATATTTGGTTATATATATGAAAAAGTCTTTTAGATCCTTTTCAGTTATTTTTTGTAATTCCATATCTGCAATATAATGTCTTGAAATTTCATTCAAAGTTAGTAATTTTCTTTTATATGATGATGGTTTTAATTTATTCATTAAATATTCTGTGTCAATATATTCTTTCGCAATGGTTTTAAATGTAATTTTAGATTTGTCAACATAAGAATTAGTATTTAATTCTGTAATGACTTTTTCTAACTTTAGTTTTACTTCTTGTCTTGTTTTTCCTGATATTGTTTTTCTCTTTCGTTTTCCGTTTTTATCATACATTTCGATAGTGTATTCAGCTATCCAATATGTTTTTCCGTTTATTTCTCTTTTGAATATGGTTCCTTCGCCATTACCTCTTTTTTTAGAAGTAGCCATATAAAAAACCTCCATTCTTCATAATAATTTTTATAAAATCACTTGAAAAATAGAGTACATTCGATTATAATAGGAATGTATTCATTTTTCGAAATGATTGCATCTTTGGATAATGTGTAGTGTACGGCAAATATACTAAATCACATTATCCATTTTTTTATACTTTCCAACTTTTACCACAGTCTTGACAAACAGCCATACTAGAATGTTTGGTAACTAGTTTTTGTTTTTTATGTCCAAATAAAGCTAAAATTAATTTAGGAATTGTCAAGAAAATCCATAAGCAAGGCTCTAGCCACCATCCTATAATTACCCACCATAAAATACTGTGATGTTTCGTTTTTAGCTTACTTTCAGAAACCATTTGAACATTTACATTAGAACTATTACAATATTTACAGTTCATATAAAATCCCCCTTTCTATTTAAAAGCACTAGAGTTTTCAACTCTTATAACTTTTCCTAAAACTTTATAATTTCTTTTTTTCATATCCTCATTTGTTAAAGTTATTGGCTGACTATAAGGAATTGCAGTATGTAATTCAATATAATCTTTAAAATCTATAATTTTTCTAATGAATATATTATCATTATCAATAGATATTAAGCAGGTATTACCATTACTAAATGTATTTGTTTTTTCTATTATTGCAATATCTCCTGTTCCAACAAGAGGGAGCATAGAGTCATCAGATATTCTAAATGCAAAATAATTATGAGCATCATCTTTATGACTTATTTTAAAATATATATGCTCAAAATTATCTATTAAAATATTTTTATCATCGACTTTATTATATAAATTTTCATATTCATTTAAATCTGTTTCGTTAGAAAAAACAGGTATAGGTGCATAATATAAAGAATCTAACAATGAATTTGTTATATTTTTATTATAATATTCACATATCTGCATTAATTCATCATATGTTACTAATCCCATTGATGCATCGGAAATACCTTTCAATATTTTAGGAGTAGGGGGATTGTCTAATTTTTTATGAATATATTTTGAAATATAAGACCTATCAAAATTGGCTTTTTTTGCAAATTCTGACATATTGTTATATTCATTATTAATTTTTTTTAAGATGTTAGAAAATTTTTCTTTATCAAACATAAAAATACCTCCTGCAAATATAGTATACATCAGGGTTTATTAAAAGTCAATAAAAAAATGTGAAAAAAATCACAAAAAAGTATTGACAAAAAAATCCAAAATCTATATAATGACATTGTGAATAAATTCACAAGAGAAAAAAGGAGGTAATTATATGAATTTTGTAAGAATGCGAATAAATATAGATGCTGTAAACACACTTATAAAAGAAAAATTTAGAAATAACAAAAAATGGTTTTCAGAAGAAATAGGTGTTGATTATTCTTATTTAAATCAAGTGTTAAATTATAAAAGTATCGACCATAGCCCAAAGATTATAAATGGAATAATGCAATACTGTGAAAGAAACAAAATCGATGCTAAAAAATATATTTTTTTAGGTTAAAATGTGAATAAATTCACAGAAAGGAAAGAATTATGAAAAAAGTAGAGAGTATTGCCGTACACTACACAAAAATTCAAAGAAAGGAGACAAGCCATGAAAGAATTAAAAGATGATGTATTTTATAGTCCAACAGAATTTGCAGAATTAAGATCATGTAGTTTACCAACAGCACAAGCAATTTTTAATTCAAAAGATTTTCCAAGCGAAAATTATGGAAAAGAAAAAGTAGCTTTAGGAAGTGCTATAAGAAAATGGTACAGTCAAAAAAGAAATAAAGAAGGAGAATAGAAAAATGAAGATAGTAAATAAGAAAAAATTTATAGTAAGAATAATTGAATTGCTTGTAATAATAGCAACAATAATTTTAACAGTAATTGCAATAAAATATGCGAACCAAATAAGAGGTCATAAAGCATATGGTGGGGAATATTTAGTACCTATATTTGGATTATTCATAGTAACGATTATAGAAGATGCTTATCAGGAAAGTGAGAAAGGAGAAAACAAATAATGAATATTAAAGAATATGTTAAAAGTTTATTTATCATATATAGATACAACAATATGCGAACAACATTAAGAATTATGAAAAATAATCTAAAACTTTTGAAAGGAGGAATGTAAAATGCCAGAACAAAATGAACTTCAAAAACTAAAAGAAATTATTGAAAGAAAAGACAAAGAAATAAAGGACATTAAATTTTCTGTTGCTGATGTTTTATTACAAATTAGAATGCTAAATGAATCTAATGATTATAATGCACCTGAAGTTAAAAAAAGAAAAATATCAGAATTATGTACTAATACAAGATATAAGTTATTAGTTGATGAGTTATATGAAGTAAAAAATAGAACTATTACTACCGACCAAAGTAAAAAATAGTTCTATAAAAGAAAATTTATATAAATTCACTTCATTTGCATTTTAACACAAAATCATTTGAAGTTCAATAGGAGGGATTGAATTTTGACTAGGGAAGAATGGTTGAACGAAAGAAAAAAAGGAATAGGTGGTTCAGATGCATCTGCAATTGTAGGAGAAAATCCATATAAGGATAATATCAAACTTTGGGAAGAAAAAACAGGAAGGAGAGAGGCAGAAGATATTTCCAATAAACCTTATGTGAAATATGGAACTAATATGGAACCAGTTTTAAGAGAAAGTTTTAAAATTAAGCATCCTGAATTTGAAGTGTTACATGAAGAAAACACAATAATAAAACATCCTGTATATCCTTTTCTCTTTGCTAGTTTAGATGGAATATTAGTCAATAAAGAAACAGGAGAAAAAGGGATTTTGGAAATTAAAACATCAGAGATATTAAGGTCAATGCAAAAAGAAAAATGGAAAGATAGCATTCCACCAAATTATTATTGTCAAATATTACATTATTTGAATGTTACAGGTTTTTCATTTGTAAAGTTATTTGCAGAATTAAATTATGATGAAAATTACCAGGCAACTAAAACTTATACAATTGAAAAAAAGGATGTTGAAGAAGATATTAGATATTTAGAAAAAAAAGAAATTGAATTTTGGAAATATGTCGAGGATGATAAAATGCCTCCACTTATATTACCAAATTTATAAATTAGGAGGAAAGATAATGGATAAAAATGAATTCATTGAAAAAGAAAAAATGGCATTTAGTAATCAAGTAGATTCTGAATGTGTTGCACAGAGTAATCCAACAGAATTTAAAATTGTTGGAGTCAAATACGAAGATAGATTTGAAAAGAAAACATTTTCAGGAAGGGAATACAGTTATTATTCTGCTATTGATGATCTAGAAGTTGGAGACATAGTTGAAGTTCCTACAAGATATGGAAAATCAATTGCAATGGTTACTAGAATAAATATTGAGAAAAAAGAAATTGAAAAAATTAAAGACTTTATGAAAGTAATAGAGACAAGATTAGATAAAGAAAAATTTTTTAGTGAAGGAGAGAAAGAATAATGGAATTAAAAGTAGACGAAATAAAATCATTAGCACCGATTAAATTCAATTATGAAGATATTAAGAAATGGGTAACAGAGAAAGCAAAAGAATATAAGTCAGTTGTTTATACAGAGGAAACTATTACTGCTGCAAAAACAGATAGAGCAACATTAAATAAAGTTGCAAAAGCTATAAATGATGAAAAAATTAGAATTAAGAAAGAAGTATTAAAACCATTTGAAGATTTTGAAAACAAGTGTAAAGAACTTCAAGGAATAATTACAGATGCATCTAATTCAATAGATATTCAAGTAAAATCATTCGAAGAAAAAGAACAAAAGGAGAAAAAAGACTCGATAAGAGCAATATTTGATACATATATTGGAGATTTCAAAGATTTAATACAATTTGATTTGATTTTTAATCCTAGATGGTTAAATAAAACTTATTCAATGAAAAAAATTGAAGAAGAAATAAATCATCTTATTGTAAAAACAAATACAGATTTAGGTGTAATTGATGGACAATTTAAAGATGAATCAGTAAACAAAGCAGCAAAAATTGAATATTTTTCAAATATTTCAAATCCAAATGTACTTACATTATCGATGTTAAAAGGAAATTCAATTATTGAAAATAACAAGAAACTAGAAGAATTTAAAAAGCAACAAGATGCAAAAAATGAAGATAATGCACCTAAAATATCAGGAGATGCACAAGTGCCTGTTACAGAAGAAAAAATGGAAATTAATTTCAAAGTTATAGCAACAAAAGAACAATTTATTAAATTAGCAGAGTTTTTAAAATTAAATAATATAGATTATAGGAGGATATAAAAATGGGATTAGATGGATTATTCAAGTTATTATTAGGAAGTGCAGAAGTAAAAGCTGATATTGAGGTTAAATTAGACAGTAAAAATAAGGAATGCATAACAAATGTTGAAGGAAATTTACCAAGTGTTTTAACAGCAATTAGTATTTTAGTTGATAATATGGCAGAAAATGGAGTACCAGCAGAATTAATAAAAAGTACAATTGAAGTTGGATTAGAAGAACATTTTGAAAATAATAAAAAAACAAAGACTAAAGTTATTAAAGTTGACAATAAAGAAAAGGCAGAAAAAATAGAAAAATTATTAAAAGAATTAGTGGAGGATAAATAATATGGCAGTTCAAAATAGTTTAGTAAAAAAAGAACAAAAACAAACATTTAGTGCATTTTTAGCAACTGATGCAATGAAAAAGAAAATTAATGAAATGGTAGGAGGAAAAGAAGGACAACAATTTGTTACTGCAATTATATCAGCAGTTTCAGCAAATCCACAACTAGCAGAATGTGATAATGCTTCAATAGTTTCAGCAGCATTAGTAGGACAAGCTTTAAGATTGAGCCCTAGCCCACAATTAGGACAATGTTATATGGTACCATTTAATGATACCAAAAGAGGATGTAAAGTTGCTCAATTCCAAATAGGTTATAAAGGTTATATTCAATTAGCAATAAGAAGCGGATATTATAAAAAAATAAATGTACTGGCAATTAAAGAGGGAGAATTAATTAAATATGATCCATTATCTGAAGAATTAGAAGTTAATCTTATTGAAGATGATGAAATAAGAGAAAACACACCAACAGTTGGATATTATGCAATGTTTGAATATATGAATGGATTTAGAAAAACATTATATTGGTCAAAGAAGAAAATGCTTAGTCACGCAGATAAATATAGTCAAGCATTTAGTTTGAAAGCAACAGGTGGTAAATATCCTAAAGTTTCTTATGAAGATTTTGAGGCAGGAAAAGTTTCTGAAAGTGATATGTGGAAATATAGTAGTTTTTGGTATAAAGATTTTGATGGTATGGCATATAAAACAATGTTAAGACAACTAATTTCTAAATGGGGAATTATGAGTATCGATTTGCAAACTGCAATGGAAAAAGATATGGCAGAAATTAAAGAAAATGGCGATTATGAATATATTGAAAATTCTGAATACATTGAAGAAGTTGAAGAAATAGAAGTGAAAAAAGAAGAAACAAACGATGATATTGTAGATACTACAAACAATAATACAAATGACACAGATTTCTTTTTTAACAACTAAAAATATTATGAAAGGTGGAAACATAAATGGCAATTTATAGATATATACATGTTTCCTTTTGGGAAGATACAAAGGTGCAAGATGAAATGACACCAATGGATAGATACTTTATGCTATATCTATTAACTAATCCTCATTCGAGCCAAGTTGGAGTTTTTGAAATAAGCAAAAAGCAAATATCTAATGAAATTGGCTATGATGTTGAAACTGTTGAAAAATTATTATTAAAATTTGAAAATGATTTAAATATTATAAAATATGATAATTCAACTAAAGAATTGATGATACTTAATTGGTATAAATATAATTGGACAACTAGTAGTAAGGTTAAATCTTGTATTGAAAAAGAAATGAAAAAAATTAAAAGTGAAAAGTTTTTAGATTATTTAAATAGGGTATGTATACCGTATATGTACCCTATGGATACAGATGCACAAAAAAAAGAAAAACAAAAACAAAAACAAAAAGAAACAGAAAATAAAAATAATAAATTAAATAAAATTAAATTAAATTCTTTATATTTATTTATAAATAAAAAGAATTCAGAATTTGAAGGACTTACTGAAATGGATAGACAATCACTTGAAACAACTTTATCTAGGCTAAATCTATATATAGAAAATGATACATATTTACCAGATGAAATGAAATTCGATTTACAATTAAAATATTATGCAATATCACAAATATATTTAAGTCCATATAAGGTATATTTGATAGATTTAAAAGAAAAAGTTTTTACTAAATTATTTTTAGCAGCAAAACAATATTGTCCAATAGATAATGAAGATAAAATTGAAGATTTTATGAATTATTTTATAGTTTGTTTCAGAAAGGAAATGGAAAAATGAAACAGATAAGTGATGAAATATTGTGTAAATATTGTTTAGGTTGTAACAAATTAGAAGATGAAAAATTTGCAGGAGTAAGAAGATGTAAAGGTTTTTGTCCTGGATATGATAATTGGAAAAAACTATATTATGAGGCTTTAAATAATAAAAAAAGAAACCACTAAAATCAAATTTGGGACAAGTAAATTATTTAGACAATAATTTATATTAAATAACAATAAAAATTAAAATTTAGGTAAAAAGCAATTGAAATTTGACTATCTATTTTTAATATATAATGTCTAATTTTTGAAACGAACAGATGAATAAAAAAGAAAGGAGAGATACAGATGAAAATATGTGCAATGTGTGGCGAAAAAAAGAATGTAGATGGATTTAGAAAGTATAAACATACTGTAAATAATAGAATTTACATTCACGAAGATAGCTATTGTATTGATTGCAGAAGATTATACGACAAAGAACAACACAGAATACAAAGAGCAAGAAAAAAAGATTTAAAGGAAGCGGTTTAAATGAAAATAGATTTTGAAATACCAGGAAAAGTACAAGCAAAGCAAAGGCCTAGATTTAATGGTCGCTTTGCCTATACACCAAAACAAACAATAGAATATGAAAATTGGATTAAAACTTGTTATTCAATGAAATATAATCAATATGCAAAACTTACAGGACCTTTAAAAGTAACAATTATTACATATTTTGCAATACCTAAAAGTACAAGTAAGAAAAAAGCAAAACAAATGCTAGATTACGAAATATTACCAACAGTAAAACCTGATACAGATAATATTGCAAAAAGTATATTAGATTCCTTAAATGGAATTGCATATTTAGATGATAAACAGGTTGTAAATTTGCAAGTAGAAAAGTATTATGCTGAAACATCAAGTGTATCAGTAAAAATTGAGGAGATAGAAGAAATATGAAATGTTCTGAAAGATTTAAAATAATACAACACAATTTTAGAAAACCGATATTAAATGATGAAGATGTAGTATCAGGAGAATATCATTTATTAGTTGAAACACAAGGATTTCAAAATTGTTATAAAGAAGAATGTGCTGCATGGGATAGTGAAAGAAATATATGTAGAAAGATGGTAAATTAATGAAAGTATTTAGATTTATGAGTATAAATGAATTAAATAAATTTAAAAATGGAGAAACATTGATAAATGACACAATACATAAAGCAAAAACTAATTCAGTTGGATTTTGTTTCTTTAATTTAGATGATGTTAAACCTGAATTTGCTTGGAATTTTATGAAAGGTGTTGTATTTCCTGATGTATGTGCAGTATTTGAAGTAGATGAAGAAAGATTATTTAAAGGATATGGAATATACAGCGACCCCAATAAAACATTGTTTGAATTAATGTATTTTATTCCTAAAATGATAAATGTTGATGAATATTCAACAAAACAGTACAACAATAAAATATTTAAATTATTAAAATATACTACTAATCCGATAGATTGGTTTAAAAGATATGAAAATTTTGAATGGAAGGAAGTGAGTAAATGAATTTAAATGATATAAGAAAAATGAATGATAAAGAATTAAAAACTTTTCTATCAAATATGAAAAATAAAAACTGCTGTGATAAATGTGGCAATGTTATTGATACAAAAGATAAAAAAATTATAAATATAGGAACTTATGATTGGAGTGTAGGACAAAAAACAAGAAAATTATGTTCTGTATGTAATGAATGTTATATAAATATGCTCGATTATTTAGGAGTTTCTGATATAGAATGGAGTGAATAAAATGCAGATAAAAGATGCAATTGAACGAATGCAAGATTTGATACATACTTGCGATATTGGAATAGAAAAACATGGTGCATATGATGATTTATTTCAAAAAGATAAAGATGCATTGGAAACAATATTAAAAAAATTCAATGAATATGAAAAATATTATCAAAATGAAATAAATTTGTTTAATAAATATATTCCAAAACAAAAAATATTAAATGAAATTGAAAAATTAAATAAAAAAGAAAAAGAATTACAAGACAGCATTAGTCAAGAAGAAAGAGAAGAATATTCAGATGCAGGTATAAGCCACTTATTAATGGATATTCATATTAGGAGAGAAGTTTTGCAAGATATATTAAAAGAGGAGGAAAAACAAAGTGAAAAAGATTAAGTTAAATCCAGAAACAAAGGCAATAATTTTAATGGATATTGGAATGGTAATATTTACAATTGTTATAGCAATAGTAACTAAAAATTCTACTTGGATAGTATGTTCTGCATTATGGGCAGATATAGCAATAATACAATATTTAGATGCAAAATTATTAAAGAGTAAAGATGAATTATTTAATATTCTAGATAAATTAATAGAAAAGCAAAATGAAATAATTATTGAACAGGTTAGAGAAAAAGAAAACACAAAAATAGTTATGCTAAAAGATATTAAAATACCACCTGATTATAAAAAACCTGCAAAAGTTAAAATGAATGCAAGAATAGAATATTTTAAACATTTTCAGGATTTCAGAGTACCAGTAATTATTGATAAACATAATAATTTAATAGATGGATATACATCTTATTTAATTGCTAAAAATATGGGACATAATTGTATATCAGTAAGAATGAAATAAATATAAAAATGGAGGTAATAAAAATGGATTTTGGAAAAGCAATACAATTATTAAAAGAAGGTAAGAAATTACAAAGAAGTGGATGGAATGGTAAAAATCAATATATAGAATTAGCAACAAATATTAGTTATAAAAACACTAATAATGAAATAATAAATGCAGAACATAATGCAATAGGAAATAAAGCAATAGCATTTGTAGGTACATCAGGAGTTCAATTAGGATGGCTTGCAAGTCAATCAGATATGTTGGCAGAAGATTGGAGAGTAGTAGAAAATGAATGATTTAAAACAAGAATTAATAGGACAAAGAGAGGGGCTACAATATGCATTAGATATAGCAAAAATGAATATTAAAACATTAGAAAATATGATTGCTAATATAGATAAAACATTAAATAAAATGTAAGTAAGAAAGAGGTGCTTATAAATATGTATAATGTCGAAGAATTTAAAGAAAAAGTATGTAAAAATTGCATAAATGAGAGTAGTGAAAATGATTTGTGCTACATAACGAAAAGAATTGATGGAAAATTATTTTGTCATAATGAAAATTCCAAAGATAAGGGGGTAATGGAAAATGGGAAATAATAAAATTGAAATAGACCAAAACACATTATCAGTAATACAAAACAGCATTGTTGCAGGTGTTAACGAAGGTGTAAAAAGAGCAATGATAGAATATGATAAAGTTCAAAAGAATAAAACCAAAATAAGATATGATAAAAGATTAAGAAATACTAGACTATTATTAAAAAATTATAGGGCATTTAATGAGCATTATGAAAATGCAGTATATTCAGTTGAAAATGCTATAAAAAAAGAAATATCAAAAAATGATTTAACAGTTCAATTATTTGATGACTTATATAATTTACAAGATGATGCTTATGTAGTTTCTAGTATATTAAAAAGTAAAGAAAAAACAAAAATAATATTAGATCATATTAAATTATGTTTAGAATTTTTTGAACAAAAAGCGGAAAAGACAAATAATATTGAAATGAAAAGAAGATACAGAGTAATCTACGACTTATACATAAAAGAACAGCCAATGTCCTTTGAACAAATTGCAGAAGATGAAAATATAAGCACTAAAACAGTAAATAGAGATAAAAACAAAGCAATAACAGAACTTTCAGTTCTTATATTTGGAATTGATGGATTAGATTTATCATAATAACAGATGTCCAAAAGATGTCCTTGAAAATACTTTTCTTATAAAATATAATGGTATCATGCAAAAATAAAGTTATTGATGTAATACTTTTGGAGTAATTCTATCTTCCTTTGAAAAGCCTGTTGAAAAATGGGCTTTTTTTTATTTACAAAAGAAAGGAACAGGGGATTATGAAAGAAAAATGTTTAAGATTTCAATGTAAAAATTGCAAAGACTATTTATTGTGTTTTGGAAAGGATAGTCGCAATGAAAATAGAAGAAATAGAAATAGAAAAAATAAAACCATACGAAAAAAATCCAAGAAAAAACAATGATGCAGTTAAATATGTTGCAGAAAGTATAAAAGAATTTGGATTTAAAGTTCCAGTTGTTATTGATAAAGATTATGTAATTGTTACAGGACATACAAGATACAAGGCTGCAAATAAATTACAATTAAAAACAATTCCTTGTATAATTGCAGAAGATTTATCAGAAGAACAAATAAAAGCATTTAGATTGGCAGATAATAAAGTATCTGAAAAATCCGAATGGGATATGGATCTATTAAATGAAGAATTACAAGACATATTAAATATAGATATGTCTATTTTTGATTTTGAATTTGAAAATATAGATGAGCCATTTGAGGAAGAAAGAAAAGATAATTCTAGCAAAATATGTGAAGAATATTCAATAATAATTGAATGTGAAGATGAAACTGAATTAGAAAGCACTTATAATCAGCTTTGTGAGGAGGGATACAATTGCAGAATTTTGACATAGTAAAAAAATGCGATGTAGATAATACATTTAGAGTATCCAAAATAATGAGTGATTTTGATGTTAAAATAGAGCATTCAAATGAACATTTTAAGGGAAAAATTGATATTCCTGATAAATGGAATATAGGATTAATTGTAGGTGCATCAGGAACAGGAAAAACAACAATAGCAAAAGAATTGTTTAATGATGTTTTAATAACAAACTTTGATTATAATGCAAAAAGTGTTATTGATGATATGCCGAGAAATAAAACAGTAGAAGAAATTGAAAAAATGTTTTATACTGTTGGATTTGGAAGTGTTCCATCTTGGTTAAAACCATATAATGTTTTATCAAATGGAGAAAAGATGAGAGTGGATTTAGCAAGAGCATTATTAGAAAAAGACTTTATTGTTTTTGATGAATTTACATCAGTTGTTGATAGACAAGTTGCTAGAACTTCGTGTATGGCAATAAATAAGGCAATTAAAAAGACAGATAAAAAGTTTATAGCAGTTACATGTCATTATGATGTAATAGAATATTTACAACCTGATTGGATATTTGATACAAACACAATGACACAACTTTTTCAATCAGCCCACGACCACAAAAAATATACAAAATTAAAAAATGTGGGAGTGAAGAGTGGGCTAAATTTAGAAGATATCATTATTTAAACACTGATTTACCACCTCAATCTATTTGTTATGGATTATATGATGAAGATACTATAATTGGATTTTTAGCAGTTATACATCAGCCTAGTAAAAATACCAAAATAAAAAGAGTTACAAGATTAGTAATACTGCCAGATTATCAAGGAATAGGATTAGGAACAAGATTTTTAAATATTATGGCAGAGTATTATTCAAAAATGGGATACGATTTTTCAATAGTTACATCAGCTAAAAATTTAATATATTCATTAAAAAAATCAAATAAATGGTGCTGTAATAGATACAACATTCAACGAGCAACTAATTCAATTGAAAGTTTGAATAGAAGTGCTAGAAGAAAGTGTAAAACAGCATCATTTTTTTATAAAAAAACATAAAAAGGCAGGTGGGTGAGGTGGTTTGATTGAAGAAAAAATTATTAAAAAGATAAAAAAGGATTATTTATCAGGAGTACCTAAAGAAGATATATTAAAAAAACATAATATTACATTGGGACAACTAAATTATCAAATAAAAAAGAATGATTGGATAAGAAGAAAGAAAAAAGGCAGTAAAGGTAATAAAGGCGGACATGGAACAAAAGGAAATCAAAATGCAGTTGTAACAGGAGCATATTCAAAGTTGTTAATGGAATGTTTTTCAGAAGATGAAATGAAAGCATTTAATGAGCCTATAAAAAGTAAACAAGAAATTTTAGAAGAAGAAATAAAAATGCTAAAAATTAGAAAAATAAGGATGATGAACAGAATTAAAGAATTAACTGATAAAAAGAAAGATTTAACAGTTATGAGAATGTCTAAATATGGCTCAACAACATCAACTGAGGCGGAAAATACACAAATATTATTAGAAAGAATGGAAGCAGCATTAACAAAAGTGCAAGATGCGATAAGAAAAGCCACAGACTCACTACATAGAATTGAAATTGAACACGAAAAACTTGATTTTGAAAAATCTAAAATAAAAGATAATAATCCATCAGGAAATACAGAAAGAATTGAAATAATTAATGATTTACCAATTGAAGATGAATTAGAAAATGAAATGGAAGTGATTGAAGATGAGCAAGGTTAGTATAAGAGATATAATTGCACCACATTTTCATCACACTTTTAATTCAAGAAAAACAAATCAAATATATGAGGGTGGAAGAAACTCAACAAAAACATCAATGATAGCAATAAAAATCGTTTATAACTGCTTAAATGAAGATAATTGTTCTGCTGTTTGTATGAGAAATCATCAAATAGATTTAAGAAAATCAGTATTTAGAGAAATAAAAAGGGCTTGCAGAAGATTAGGTCTTGTTGAAGGAGTTGATTATAAAGCAACAGTTTCTCCAATGGAAATTACTTTTTTTAAGAATGAAAACAAAATATATTTTGCAGGTGGAGATGATTTTGAAACAATAAAAGGAACAATTGATGAAAAGAAATTGATAAAAATTATATGGTTTGAAGAATTAACTAATTTTAAAGATGAAGAAACAATTGAACAAATTAAAGCAACATTTACAAGAGGTAATAACGATTGGTTTATGGCGATTTATTCATATAATCCACCAAAAAATAAATATGATTGGGTAAATCAATGGGTTAAAAAGAAAAAGAAAGATCCTGAATATTTAGTTCATCATAGTGATTATAGAACTGTAAATCCTGAATGGGTTGGAAAAATAGCAATAAAAGAAGCGGAAAATTTAAGGAAAAATGATGAAAAGAGATATAATTGGATTTGGTTAGGTTTAGTTGTTGGAATAGAAGGATTAATATATAATCCAGATTTAATTGAGTATGTTTCAGAAGATTATATAAAAGAAAAACAAATTCAAATTTTATATATAGATTTTTCAATAGATAGTGGACATCAAACATCAGCAACAGCTTGTGGTTGTTATGGTTTTGGAAGTGATGGATATTGGTATTTATTAGATACTTACTATTATTCGCCTAACGAAAAACCAGTAAAAAAAGCACCAAGCGAATTGAGTGCTGATTTGTTTAGTTTTAAAAGAAATATGATTAAAGAATATAAAACAATTCCTGATAGAGAAACAATAGATTCAGCAGAGGGAGCATTAAGAAATCAATATTATAAAGATTATGGTGTGAGATTAAATCCTGTTGATAAAGGAACAGATAAAGAAAAATTAATTGATTATTCACAGGATTTTATTGCACAGAAAAAATTCAGAGTTGTTTTAAATAATAATAATAAAATATTTAAAAAAGAAAATGAAAATTACCAATGGATTGAAAAATCAATTGAAAATGGTAAGCCAATACCAGATAAAACTGAACAAGATTTTCCAAGTGATGAAAGATATTATAATACTCATTCGCAAAGTTATGCTTATACATATGCAGACCATACACAAGACGAATTTCAATATTGGGTAAAAGATAATCTAGTAAAACTAGGATTAAAATTTTAGTAAAGGAGTGAAAACATGGAATTATATAGTAATATTTCAAAGGCTTTAAGCAAGAAAAATATTAATTTAGCTGTTGGAACTATTTATGACTATATGAGAATATGGAAAGAATGGTATGCCGGAGATGTAGCAGATTTTCATCATTATACTGCTAGATTAGCCAATGGACAAACAACAGAATTAGAAAGATTAACTATGAATATGCCTAAAAAAGTTTGTGAAGATATGGCAAAATTATTATGGACAGAAAAAACACAAATAAAGTTGAGTAACAAAAATGCAACAAAAAGATTGTGGGCAATTTTAGATAATAAATATAATAATTTTACAACCAATTTTCCTAATTTTATTGAACAAGTATTAGCATTAGGAAGTGGTGCATTGATAGAATATAAGGAAAATGGAAATACAATTATAGATTATGTAACAGGAGATGTTGTTATACCATATAAATATACAAATTCATATATTTATGGATTAATAACAATATCAAGATATTCAGAAATTGAAAATGTCGAAAGTGAAAAAGAAAAATTAATCTATTTTACACATATAACATACCACGAATATGAAAACGGAATATATACAAAGAAAAATGAATTATATAAATCAGAAAATGAACAAGAATTAGGAGAAGAAGTTAGTTTTGAAGAACATTTTCCTGGTGTAAAGATAGAAGATTCAGTAGAAACAGATACACCATATTTTCAAGTAATGGGTCCAAATTTAGCGAATAATTTGGATATGTCTAGCCCATTATCAATATCAATATTTGCAAATTCTATTGATAGATTTAAAGCATTAGATGTAAAATATGATAGTTTTATGCAAGAATTTGTATTGGGAAAGAAAAGAATATTAGTTGATAATTCAACATTAAAAGCAAAAGCTATTCCAAATGAAAATGGAAAAGTAGATTATGTTCAATATTTTGATGCAAACGATCAAGTATATGTTGCAGTTGAGGGAATGGAAAAACAACCTGCAAAGGAAATTGATTTTAAATTGAGAGCAAGTGAACATATTGAAGCAATAAATGCTGAATTAAATTGGTTATCTTCAAATATAGGATTAGGAGAAAACTATTATAAATTTGATGGTGTTTCTACAAAAACTGCTACAGAAGTAATGTCAGAAAATAGTAAAGCATTTAGAACAAGAGTACATCATTTGATTAATATAAATGATGTTGTATATGATTTAGTTAGTGCAATATGCCATATAGAGGGAATAAAAACAAATGATATTATAATTGTTCCTGATGACTCAATAATAGAAGATAAAACAGCAAAGAAAACAATGGCATTAATGGAAGTACAACAAGGATTAAAAAGTAAAAAATCATATTTAATGGAATTTGAAGGACTTTCAGAAGAACAAGCAGAAGAAGAACTTGAAAAAATTAATGAAGAAAAAATGAGTAATCAAGAATTGTTTGGATTTCCAGCAGAAGAAAAACCAACAGGAAATAAAGAAAAAGAAGATAAAAAGAAAGAAGAAAAGAAGGAGGAATAATAAATGTTACCTCCAAATTATTTTGATGATATAGAAAAAGACATAGTAAATATATATAACAATTTAGAATTAGAAATAATTGAAGAAATTGCACAAAGAATAGCAAAAGTTGGATATGCAAATACAGTTGTTAAAAATGATATTATAATAGCCCAAGAAATGGGTATGATGTATCAGGATATAGTAAATATTGTTGCAAAATATAATAAAACTTCATATGAAGAAACATTAAAGATTTTTGAAGATGCAGGAGCAAAATCAATAAAATTAGATGATAATGTTTATAAAGAGGCAGGATTAAATCCATTACCATTTAAACAAAGTGAAACATTATTGAAATATTTAATGGCTAGTGCAGAAAAAACAAATAGAAACCTTAATAATTTAGTTATGACAACAGCAAATACAAGTCAATCAGATTTCATAAATGCAATGAATAAAGCCTATATGGAAGTTTCAACAGGGGTAAAAAGTTATTCTCAATCAATAATGGATGCAGTTAGTGAAGTTAGTAAAAAAGGAACTATTGTTGAATATCCATCAGGATATAAAACAACATTAGAAAGTGCAACAAGAATGAATATAGTTACAGGAATAAATCAAACTTGTGGAAAGCTGCAATTAATGAGAGCAGAGCAAATGGGATGTGATTTAATGGAAATTACAGCACATTCAGGAGCAAGACCAGAACACGCAGAATGGCAAGGTAAAATTGTTAGTTTGAGTGGTAGAAAAGGTTATTTGGATCTAGATGATATTGGATATGGAGAGGCAATGGGATTTAAAGGAATAAATTGTAGACACGATTGGTTGCCTTATTTTGAAGGCTCTGCTAGAACATATTCACAAGATTTATTAAATGAATATAATAATTCTACTGTAAGTTATAATGGTCAAAAAATGACATCATATGAAGCAAGTCAAGTACAAAGAAAAATGGAAAAAACTATTAGAGAAGATAAAAAACAACTTGTAGCATATAATGGAATATTAAAAAACGAAAATGCTGATAATAATCTAATAGAAGATACAAAAATGAAGTTTTCAAAACAAACATTAATATTGAATGAACATCAAAAACAATTAAATGATTTTGTAGAACAAATAAATTCTAAAAATGATATAAGTAGGACCTATATAGGAAATTATGAAAATACTATCAGTAAGCAAACAAAATCTGTTAAAGATATTGCAAATAGATATAATAATAGTGATATTGTTGGAAGTAAAGTAAATGGTATTGAAATAAAAGAAATAGGAGAACATATTATATCAAGGACATATACAAGGCAAGTATCATTTGATGATGTTCAAGATACGTTGAAAAATCCTATAAAATATGGTAAAATAAGAACAGATAACAGCCAACAAATTAAAGGTGCAAATTGCACAATAGCAATAAATGTTAAAACAGGTAAATTAATAACAGTTTATCCTAAAAAGACCAATAGGGAGGAGTAAGAATGAAAATTAAATCAAATTTTGATGAACATCAAATTGAATTATTAGAAAAAGCAAAAATTGATATTTCAAAAGATTTCGACAATAATTCGTTGGAAGAATTAGAAGATAAAGTATATAATTTAATGATGAATCATTTAGATAAAAATCAAGACTTTACTCCTAAATCAGAAGAATGGGAAAAAATATTAGATATTATTGTAGATATCGAAAACAATTTATAAAAAGATTATTTAAAGGCACAGAAATGTGTCTTTTTTTAATATAAAAAATTTAAGAAAGGAGAATTCAAATGGCAAGAACAAAAAACAATCAAGAAAATGAAGAAATAAAGGAAAATGTTGAAGAAACAACATCAGAGGAGATAACAGAAACAACTGAAAATGAAGTTGCTAATACTGATGAAGTTGAAACAACAAACAATGAAACAGAAGTACAAGCAAGTCAAGAAGTACAATTAAAAGCAAATATGGGCTTTAAAGATAAATATACAGAAATAGTATATTTAGAAAACACAATATTTATTGTTGATGAAAATGTTGAAGAAACAACAGAAATTGCTGAAAATGTTTATAAAATTTCATTAAAAAGAGCCGAAGAATTAAAGGCTATTGGGGTAGTTGATTAAATTAAAGAGTTTTAAACTCTTTTTTTTATAGTCTTTTTACTTGTTACAGACATTAAAGAATAACAAAGGTAATAGTCAACTCTAATGACTTAAAAAGGAGGAATTTAAAATGGCACAAGATAATAATCAAAATCTTGAAAATGAAGAAACTGTAGAAAACATTGATAACAATGTTGAAGAAACAGGAGATGTTGGTACTCAACCAACTGAAAATAATGAGGATAAAAAAGTAAAGACTTTTACACAGGAAGAAGTAAACGCAATGCTTAATAAAGAAAAGAAAAAGTATAATGCAAAACTTCCTGATGCCGAAACAATGAAGAAATTCAAAGAATGGCAAGAAAATCAAAAAACAGCTGAACAAAAACAAGCTGAAAGAGAAACTGAATATAAAAAAGCATTAGAGAGTATAAAAGAAAAAAATAATTACATTGCAGTTCTAGAGAGTGGTGTAAATAAAGAAGATTCTGATTATGTTTTATATAAAGTTTCTAAAATGGATGGATATTTTGAAGATAATTTAGAAGAATTTTTAAAATCCAATCCAAAATTTTTAAATAGTAAAAAGGCAAATAATGATGCCGATGATGAAGATAACACAACAAATGGTGTATCTGTAAAATCAGGAAATAACAAAAATTTATCAGGAGTAGATGCTATTTTGAAAAGAAAGCATCCTGAATTATTTAAATAAAGAAAGGAAAGTGATTAATTATGGCAAATGCATTAGGTACAGGAACACATAAAAGAAAAGAAACATATTCAAATCAAATTTTAGCAATAGCAAGAGCAGAAATGAATATTTATGAGGATTTCTCAGAAGATTATGAGAGAGATGGAGTAACAGGACAAATAAATGTCCCAACAAGAAATGGAGAAGTAAAAGTTACAGATTATGATATAAAAGAAGGTATATCATTATCACAATCTGCAACAGATTATCTACCATTACCAATCGATAAAGATTATGGTGTAAATGAATTAATAGATGGATATGAAGCAGAGGCTGTTCCAGATGATCTAAAAGCACAAAGAATTGAAAGTGCTGGATATTCAATAGGAATGAAAAAAGAGAAAATGGCTATTGATGCATTAATGCAAGGTACTGTTTCAAGTGATAAAGCAGCTTTAACTACTGCAAATGTATATGCAAAAATAGTTAGAGAAGTTAAAAACATGAAAAAAAGAAATATGAAAGCTGCATCAATGAGAATTGTTGTAAGTGCTGATACAGAGGAACTATTATTAACAGATGAAAAATTTGCTAATTCTAGCTCAACAGTTGGTGCTGAATTATTAAGAGAAGGTGTAATTGGTAAAATAGCAGGTGTACCTGTTAAAACAAATTACTTAATGGATGAAGAGGTAGAATTTGTTGTTTATGACAAAAGATTCTGTCAAAAATATGAAGTATGGAAAAAAGAGCCATCTATTGAAGATATCAAAGATGGTAAACATATTGGAAGTTCTGCATTACAAGGTAGACAAGTTGGTGGCTTAATGGTTACTAATGCTCTTGGAGTTCAAATCAAGAAAGTTCAACTTGGGTAATGGGGGTGTGAGGTATGCTACAATTTATAACTGATACTGAATATAAAGAGTTAGTGGGTGTGAATAGCATACCTAATAACTTTAAAAGATTAGTGATTGAGGCAAGTATATATATTAATGCTAAAACTAGAAATAGAATAGATATTAATGATTTACACGAAAATGTAAAGTATGCAACTGCCTTGATTGTTAATAAAATGAGTGAAGCTGAAATCCAATTAGAAAAAATAGGAAATTTAAAATCACAAAATATTGAGGGGTGGAGTGAAACATATTCTGCTCCTGAAGAAATAAACAAGAATTTAGAAGATGATAAACTTAAAATAATAAAAAAATTTTTATGGAATGTGATTGGCACAGATGGACAACCTCTTTTGTATAGTGGGGTGTTATCATGAATAAGAATTTTATGATACACACAGTAACAATTTATCATATGAATGATGATGATAGTATCACGAGAATGGTTTTTAACGATGTTTATTTTAGACATAATAAAAAAACTAATATGATTGATAAACGGTCTTGAAAAAGGCAGTATTGGAACAATAATTATACCTACAACGGA